ATATAGTATACACTCACTATATATAGTATACACTCACTATATATAGTATACACTCACTATATATAGTATACACTCACTATATATAGTATACACTCACTATATATAGTATACACTCACTATATACAAATGTTTTTAAGAATCGTTTTAACTGCTATGATTGGTTCTATTGCTGGTCTAATCGGCGGGGGATTAGGTATCGGTGGAACATTCATTCTTTTACCTGGTCTATTATTATTAAATATTATACCAGATTATACATTGGCGATAGGCACGGTTATTGTATCAATGCTTCCGCCGATATCTATTTTAGCCGCAATTGATTACTATAAGCGCAAAAAAGTTGATTTTTTAGTTGCAACCATCTTATGTATTTCTTATATAATTGCCGCCAAATATGGTGCAATTTTTAATAAAGATTACAGTAATCAAACATTGAAATATATAACCTCACTTCTCTTTTTTATATTTTCCCTTTACTTTTTATGGTCCGGGAAAGTTGATAAAAGGTAAAAAACCCACGTTTTAATAAAAGTTGACACGCCGATGTTGACTATTTACATCAAGTGGGTTCACTTTTTTATTATTACCGTCGTTTGTTATAAATAAGGGCACGTCGTTCGTATACACCTCTTTTTCAGCATTGATATTTTCCAAATCCTTATAGTTAGTTAAGTTCATTTCATTTGCAGGTAAAATCGGGTCAGCATCAGTTGACAGAGGGATAATGTTTTCTAATAATTGACGGTTAATTCCATTGTCATACCCATTGTCCAACATAGGGTCAAATACATCATTTATTTCGGTAGCGGTAGTTTTAGCTTTAGGATGCATGCCCATGCCGTTCTTTAAATAGGTTGGAATCACTTTTTCATTTGTATTTGGTTTCATAATGATGAAAAAAAAATAAACAATAAGAACACTTGTTAAAATACTAGTGACCGTGGCAACTAATTTAAGGTTCATTCTCTATATTATATAGTATATATAATTACTATATAATTACTATATAATTACTATAGATTAGGGATAACCATTTAAACTTTTCTCATTATTAATAAATAATAGAACATCTATTACCAATGCCATCGTCCGCTGCTTTATCAAATGAAGAACTGTCTGTTATAAAAAGAAATGGAAAAACCGAAGTATTATCCTTTGATAAAATTCTAAAACGAGTAAAGTATCTAGGTACAAATCAAAAACCCACTTTAAATGTCAACTATAGTCAACTGGTTATGAAAATTGTAGACCAACTGTATAATACGATTCCAACCCATATTATTGATGAACTAATGGCAGAACAATGTGCTTCACTAACGACTAAACATTTAGATTATGGAACTCTCTCTAGCAGAATCATTGTATCTAACAATCATAAAAACACAACTGCTCTTTTTTCGGAAGCAATGGATGTTATTTATAACCATTGCGACATGCACGGTAGACATAAACCGCTTATTCACTTAAACACCTGGTCTCTTAGTCAGAAACACAAGGAACACCTGAATGGAATGATAGATCATTCGCGTGATTATTTATTTGATTATTTTGGGTTCAAGACATTAGAGCGAGCATATCTTATGCGGGTGGATAAAAAGGTCATTGAACGTCCGCAATATATGTGGATGCGCGTAGCCATTGGAATTCACGGCGAAGATTTGGCGCGGGTAAAAGAAACATATGATTTATTGTCCAATAAATACTTTACGCATGCAACGCCAACGCTTTTTAATGCAGGCACCAATAATCCGCAACTCAGTTCGTGTTATTTAATTGGGATGGAGGACGATAGTGTAGAGGGAATCTACAATACCTTGAAAGATTGTGCTAAAATATCAAAATGGGCGGGCGGAATTGGATTGCATATTCATAATGTTCGTGCATCAGGCACACATATTAACGGAACCAACGGCACAAGTAATGGTATTGTGCCTATGTTGCGCGTCTTTAATACGACGGCCCGCTACATTGACCAAGGCGGTAATAAACGAAACGGCAGTTTTGCAATTTATTTAGAACCTTGGCATGCAGATATTGAACGTTTCTTGGATATGAAAAAGAATCACGGTGATGAAGAAATGCGCGCGCGTGATTTGTTTTACGGTTTGTGGATTCCAAATCTCTTTATGGAAAAGGTAAAAACCAATCAAGAATGGCATTTATTTTGCCCCCACATTTGTCCTGGATTGGCGGATTGTTATGGTGACGAATTTAATGTGCTTTATGACACCTATGTAAAGAGCGGTAAAGCCTTGAAAATAGTGAAAGCACGCGATTTATGGTTTAAAATTTTAGACAGTCAAATGGAAACTGGCACACCGTATCTTCTTTACAAGGATGCAGCGAACAAGAAAAGCAACCAGCAAAATATTGGCGTGATTAAATCTAGTAATCTTTGTACCGAGATTATTGAATACAGTGATTCCGAACAAACCGCCGTCTGTAATTTGGCAAGTATTGGATTGCCCAAATTTGTTAACTGCAATAAAACATTTAATTATGAAAAACTCCACGAAGTGACGAAGGTGATTACGTATAATTTGAATAAAGTCATTGATATTAATTTCTACCCGACCGATAAAACACGGGTCAGTAATTTACTTCATCGCCCGATTGGAATTGGGGTCCAAGGGTTAGCCGATGTCTTTGTCCTAATGGATGTTGCATTTACGAGTGAGAAAGCAAAGGAAACCAATAAACTTATTTTTGAAACGATTTATCATGCTTCGGTGGAATGTTCTATGGAAATTGCACGAGCGCGTTCATCCCCTATGCAACAGTTGGCCAAACAGTCGCGCGTCTTGTTTAAAGACATTGAAGTTGAACATTTAGACAAGTATCAAAAACACGCTACAGTATCGCGTACTTATTTACCAGCGGCTGAAAAAGATGAACAGGTGAAAGAGCTATTGCCAATTCCGGCAGAACTCTATTATTTAAATGATACCCACATGGGTGCTTATAGTTCATTTGCCGGCAGCCCCGCCTCCAAAGGTCTGCTTCAATTTGATATGTGGGGTGTTTCGCCGAGCAGCAATCGTTATGACTGGCACGGATTAAAAGAGCAAATTAAAATATACGGGTTGCGTAATTCGCTCTTGGTGGCGCCGATGCCCACGGCGTCTACCTCGCAAATTCTTGGAAACAATGAATGTTTTGAACCGTTTACGAGCAATTTGTATTCGCGCCGCACAAATGCAGGTGAATTCGTATTGCCGAATAAATATTTAATGGCCGAACTATTAGAAATGGGTTTGTGGAACGATGCAATAAAAGAAAATATTATTCTGAATAAAGGCAGTATCCAACAATTAACTACCCTTCCGCAACAGTTAAAGGATAAATATAAAACGGTGTGGGAATTGCCGATGAAACAATTAATCAATATGGCAGTTGATCGGGCGCCCTACATTTGCCAATCTCAAAGTTTGAACTTATGGGTAGAAGACCCCGATTATAAACTTTTAACTTCAATGCATTTTTATGCTTGGGAGAAAGGGTTGAAAACGGGGATTTATTATTTACGCCGAAAAGCAAAACATCAAGCACAACAATTTACAATCAAACCGTCAACAACAACAAATGCAACCATTAGTAATACTACCCAAGGTCCCGACGACTGCCTAATGTGTTCAAGTTAAACTGTAAATATTCAAGGGTGTAAACTACAACTTAAAATAAGCGAACGATACCATTTTAACTTGTTATCCGATTAATAAAGGCACAAAATGCTTTTAACTTTTGTTCATTGGGCGATAGTATATGTTGTTCATTGGTCACCAAATTGGTATAGGTGAAAAAATCATCATAATTTCCACTTAACCCGTCTGCTTCTGAACAATATTTGTTAATTGAAACATGTAAGTGGGTGTCTTTTTTTTCTTTATAGGGTGGTCCTAATCTAATAGATGATTCAATCCATGGTTCAATAAAGTTAGCTACTTGTTCGGTTACGTTTTCAATCAAAGGGGAAACCTTATTATACCCGGTTGGGTTAAACACCATCATAAATACTTTCATTCTCTCTTTCGTATATAGTTAGTATCACTCATTGTTTAAGTATATACCACTATATAACTTTAATTACATACACTACGATTACATACACTACGATTACATACAATACGATTGATATAAAGTTCTAAAAACCAACTTTACATCATCATCGGACGAGATATCATACTTACATTCTATCATCACATAACACCGCAAACAAATCATGACATCGGCAATCGCGTTATGCGTCCCTTTTGGCGCAACCCCAAATAATTTGGAATGCAACTCCGTTAAGGTCGGAAATTTATGATAAGTTTCACGTGTTTTTGGATTCACTTTTGGAATTGCACATAAATCCATGGTGCGTTTCATGGTGCAGTATTCGGGAATTGGACCGATTTTATGATAAAAGCAATTTTTGATGCCATGGCGGTAGAGTTCAACGATAATAATGCGTTTATCAAAGAGAATGTTATGCCCCACAATCAGGTCCGCTTTTTGTATAGATTGGGCAAATTCAGTGAGAACGTCTTTCATCGGGAGGCCTTGAGACTCGCTTTTTTCACGTGTAATTTGATGAACTGCAATACTTTCAGGCGTGATAATAACCGAGGGGTCTAATTTAACCACACGGTCACTGTATTCTAAGATTTCCTTTGTTTTTGTATCATAGGTAATGTAGGACAACTGAATGATATGAGGCCATTTAGCCGAATCATGAAAGGAAGCATAATTATCTTCGGGCAGACCAGTTGTTTCAGTATCAAAAACCAGAACTTTCATAGTGAATAGGAAGGGGTGGGTTGCTCTAGAATCAACGTGAATGGTTAAATCAATTTTTTTAGAAATTAAAAAACTTTGATAGAATTGTAACTCTATCAAAAAATAAGATCGGGTTGTGCTATTATCCGATTGGTTCTAAATTTCAAAAAATAGTATAACGATTATATAAGATATTAGAAAATGGGCGTTAGTATGTCTATAACAAAAACTGCAAAATATAGTGATCCCAAATATGCAAAGCTCGGAACACCTGATGCAGAGGGTGAAGGCGCGGACGGTGAAAAAGGCGCTGAGGCCGCCGCTCAAGTCCTTGAGATGAATTCTGAAACGATCGATCGGATTAAACAAGAAAATTTTGATAAATGGAGTGAACTATTCAGAAATCTTATTAGAAATAAAGAGATTGAATCAAAAATAAGAAGTTCCTATAATGACCTCTTTTTAAATAAAGTAAAAGGACTGGGTAATGAAGCAAATGCAGATGCATCGCCGGAAGCACAAACCGGGGGTGCCGGGGAAGATACGACGACGTCAAGTTCAGTAGACATTAATAATTTTAGTTTATTTTATAGTCAGTATAAAATCGTTGCATCCAAAGATAATGTGTTTGAGTATTTGGGCGGTGATGCAAAATTTTCATTTTTCTTAAAAGAAGATATTGATAAATATTGGTTAGTTGATGAAAAGGTAAAAGAATTAATGAATGAAGAAACTGCTCAGACCGTGATAGAGTTAGGGAAAAATAAAAAAGAGCTTAAAGAATTAAATAAAGAAAAGTATAATGAATTTTCAGATATTGTTACAAAAATATCTAAAGAAATTGTGCCATTAATGTTTGACAAAACGCAATTGGCCGTACAACATAAAGAATTAAAGGATATCGTCATGTATGCACTTGATTCGGATGAACTGAAAAAACTTCATAAGAAATCAAACATTTCAGGGAATAAAGATGAAATTTTAAGCGGTAAAACGACGGCAAAAGAAATTGCAATGGAAAAAAGAGAAAAAACCGCGGATGCAAAGGAACAAACTGCAGCAGAAGAAGCAGCGGCAACTGGTGAGAAAGTAAGTGAAGGTCAAGAAGGCGGACAGGGATCAGTTGAAGGCGCAGGAGAAGACGCAGGAGACGACGAAGACTCAGACGACGACGAAGAAGAAGAAGAAGAAGAAGAAGAAGAAGAAGAAGACGACGAATCAGACGAAGACGTAGGCGAAACAGGCGAATCAGACGAAGAACAAGACCCCGAAGAAGAAGGCGGCGGCGATATAACCGGTGGTAAATCATCCAAAGAAAAACAATACAATAAATATAAAAAGGAAGAGCGGAAAGATTTTGCAGAAAAGAAGGACCAATTTGCGAAAGATGAAGTAAAGATGATTGCATTTTTAGACGCAAATGCATCATCCATTCTGGCTTCCTACGAAAAAAACAAAGTTGGTATAAATATGCAGAAAAGTTCATTGGGCACAAATACGAAGTTATTAAATGCATTGCTTTCGGCAGTAAATAGTTATGAAAAAGAGTTAGAAACAACGGGTGCAGCAGTAGAATTCATTACTGCTTCGGCCGCAGGTGCAGAAGGTGCAGAAGGTGCAGAAGGAGATGGCAAAGCCGAAGGAGCAGAAGGAGATGGCAAAGCCGAAGGAGATGGCAAAGGAGACAAAGGAGAAGAAGCCAAAGGAGACAAAGGAGCACCACCAGCAGGAGGCGGAGACAGCAACACAACACAGGGCGGCGGCGGCGGCAGTCATACACCTACAAAACCAAAACCCAAGAAAAAACAACGTCACCCAAAAAAATTACCTAAAAACATTAACATTAATATAAATCTAGGAAAAACAAATATTGCATATGATAATGATTATGCACATGATACAAGCAGCAGCAGTAGCAGTAGCAGTAGCAGCAGCAGCAGCAGCAGCAGTGAAAGTGAAAGTGAAGATGAACACCACGGCAAGATAATAAAAAAGGGAAAAAAACAAGTAAAGTATATTGTTAATGCAACCCAGAAAAAAAGTAGAACCAAGCGCCGTCGCCAAGACAATCCAAATGAATAAATAAATAATAAATAACCGATCGTTGTTAGGTAAAGGTGCGACAAATACCAAAACTCTTCCGATGAAACGGCGTTATACCGTGTTGTTTAATGCCCTCCATATGAATCTGTGTTCCATACCCTTTATTTTTCAAAATACCATAATGTTCCTGTAACGTCGGATGAACCGTGCATAATTCGGCAATATATGCATCGCGCGATACTTTAGCTAAAATAGAGGCAGCGGCAATACACGAATACGTATTATCACCACCTTCAATACATACGTGCAATACTTTTTCACCGGTTAAACTAGAACTATCCAGAAATGGGGTGAAATCATTCCCATCCACTAGCAATAGTATTTTATGTTCTCCCGCACCATTTGCTTTCAGGGTTAATTGTTCCAGCACATCACGAATCGCTGCATGCATTGCTTGGTGTGTTGCATTACGGATATTGATTTTATCAATAACGTCCTCATTGCAATACTGCACCGACCAAGCAATTGCGCGTTCTTTAATATAAGCCGCCACTTCTTTGATTTTCTTTTCGGAATGAAATTTTTTACTGTCTTTCATAAGTGCATGATTAAAGTGTTCCATACTTTTAGGTAAAACTACTGCGCTGGCATAAACACGACCAAGCATAGGTCCCCGCCCTGCTTCATCTACACCAATTTCATAATAGATGCAGTTAGACGTGACAGGAGGCGTATGACTAGACTCATTCATAAGGGTGGCATTCTCATCCTCCTCAACATAAGATGATTTTAATACGGTCACGGTTCGTGGAGGCATCGGTATCGTATAGACTATATACAGCGGTTTATCTCTATTATATTTAATTTCAATTTTAATATAATAGTTTAACATTGTAGTTTAACATTGTAGTTTAACATTTTATTTTTTCCATTCATAATCTATACACAAATGAAAAATAGCAACACACTGTTAAAAACAATACAAAAAACTATAAAAACATCAAAAACATCAAACATAGTTAAAGTATTGCTCCTCTGGTTTAATAAAGTAGCACAATTAGCAAATTTGAAACCGAAACAATTAATCATCCTTTTAGGTTTACTCTTCGTGTCTTTAGCAACACTTGGGTTAGGAATGATAGGAGGGAAGAGAGAAGGATTTGGAACGATCACTGAATTAGAGGAATTGACAAAAGAGAAGATAAGGATTATAGATGCAATGAATTGTGCTATTAATAATACTACTACTGATCAGCCTACATGCGACACCATGAGAAGCAAAATAAATACGTGGTTTACCAATTATATTAATTATTTACGGCAAGGGAATGACTTTAATATAAAAAATAATATGGATATTAGTGGTAACAATAATCACCAAATATATCAAATCAAAAATAACACTGACATAAGTGGCACTACACGACCAAAATATATAGATGATAAAGATATAGCGTCTATTTCGTCCAGCGATTTAACAAAGTATCAATTAGTGTATGTCTATGAAAAGGGTAGAGTTGATACAAAAAATTATACAACAACCGGGGATAACAAAATATATAAAATAAGAGATGAAACCACCATAAGTGCCACCATGCCAAAGTATATAGATAATGTTCCGGTATTACCTGCAACCGCGGCGAACGGAACCCCTAGTTTGACAACCTATAGTTTAATAGATATTACCGTTCCTATTAATAAATTTGGTGTTAATTCGGTAGATACAGAGGAAGCTAGTATTAGAACCTATTTTAGGACGGTTACTGACATTGTAACCAATCTTACTGCCTTAAATAGCAAGTTAAATAACCTCAAGAAATACGCAGAAGATTATGTCGCCCTCATGACTACTCCGTCTAGTAATGGTATAGAAGGGTTCGTTACGGGGGATGTTAACCTTATTTTAAATCAAGGCACCAGACATACCGTAACGGAGAGAGATGAACCTAACGCTGCAGTAAAGCGAAATGTGGATCCATGCGATATGGCAGGATGCAGTGGTTCGGGTTGTAGTACTAGTTCCTCCGTCTCACCCCTGAACTGTAATGGCGTATGGACCAATATAGGAAGTTGTGTCAATGGTTCTATTCAAAAGAAATATAGTGTGACACGAAATGCAACCAACGGTGGCACTCCATGTGATTATGCTCAGGATGAAGTGAAAACCTTTAGTTGCACCAATACGGGTGCTCCGATTAACTGCATTGGTTCATGGACGCCGGTAGATACGTGCAGCAATGGGTTAATTAAAAAGAAATACAGTATTACGACTAATGCAAGTAATGGCGGCGATGTGTGTGATTACGCTCAAAATGAAATGAAATATTTTGAATGTGATGAGGACCAGGACGTGCCCGTTAGTATCACGAATCCCAATTTATTACTTGAATATTTGAATAAGATAGAGTCCGATGTTACAAATTCTGATAAATGGAAGCAATTATACATTACGGAGTTGAAAAGACGCAACGATTATATAAAATACGCCAATTTACATAATGCCACCTATCACAATAACAGTAGAACACAAACCTCACAAGCATCACAAGCATCACAAGCAAGACAATCAACACAAGGGTATGCAAGTTTAACCGGCACCGGCAAGGTGGGCGGTAATGTCCCGCCTGGCGATGAACATTTATACATGCTGAAATCCCGCATGGTTCCGCCAACAAACCCACCTGGCAGTGGTATGAATAACACCGAAGATCAAGAATCCCAAAAAGAGTGTTCATCTAGCAATGGCTGCAGCAAACCTGCGTCGGTCCCCCCTTGCCCCCCTTGCGAACGCTGCCCGGAACCTGCGTTTGATTGTAAACGTGTACCCAATTACAATAGTGTGACATCCAACCACTATTTGCCCCGCCCCGTTCTTACTGACTTTAGCCAATTTGGGATGTAAAAATGAAAAATATAAATAGTTAATTATTTAAATGTTTATATATAGTATAAATGAGTAGTCATAAAGGGTTACCTATCGTAAAACAACTTCTAACTAATCCTATGTTTACGACACAAAAGAACGTGACTATAAAATTAGGAAAAGATGATTCTGTCTATTTAAGTAATCTGTCCGATTTATTAAGTGATTTTTTAAAGAGAAATTTTAATATAAATTTAAATAAGGATAACTTTGAAAATTTAGTATTAAATGTGTATGCAGGTTTTAAAAAAAAAATAAAACCTACTCTTCCTAATGGTGGGGGTAGTCGTAGTAGTAGTGGAAAAAAAAAATTAAGAGCATTGGGAATGACGCCGCGTTCTGTAAAAGTAAAACAGTTAAATCAGTCTGCACCACAATTACACAAATTAAATGCAACTTCAAGAAGAGTACTTGAAATGCAACTATACGAAGGTCCTATGGCGGAACCAGGTCAGCAGGCAATGGCACCCTACGGTCCTACTGGAATGATAAGACGTACGGCAAGAACTATAAGTGAAACGTGTACAAACATGAATTCGTATGATTTTAAAGTAATTTGTATTTTTATAGTGGCCTGTATATTAATATTTTTTGGTTTTTCTTCATTAAATGAAACATCTACGGAAGTCATGGGTCAAGGTATAGTCCCTATTACAAAACAGTTATTGATAGATAATAGTCTATTTGCACTGCCCTCATCTATTATTAGATTAATAACCGATAGAATAACTGAAAGATCAATGGAACTATTTAACTCTGCAGCGAGTCAAATATCAACAAATGTAGTAGCGACTTGTAATACAAATGCAGGTGTATTAAATACTCTTTTTACCACAAGTACGTATACTACATGCGTTAGTGCACAAACTGCAACCGAACTAGCCAGAATAACTGCAGAACAAACGTATGCTATGACTACCAGCTTAACTAAAACGTTGTCTGGTGTAAATAGTGGATTAAATTTATTGTATATTGGTTTGGGATTATTGGGAACGAGTTCTGGTTATATTGCAGTTAGATTAGGTCTTAAAACGTTAAAATCTCGTCAAACCTTGACCATTCAAAACTTTGAAGAAGTAGATGGAGGAAATAATAAAAAATCTAAAAAATCTAAAAAATCAAACCCTACCAAAAAATCTAAAAAAAATAATAAGCGTAAAACTAGAAAACATTAAATAGGTATACTACTATAATAGCATCTTATAAATGAATTACATGCATCATAATGATTATATATAAAAATAATTATGATATGATAGATTTATGATATGATAGATTTATGATATGATAAATTTACCATATGATATATTATACCTTCCTTAGACCCTCTTTTTCAAACACTTTTCGTCAATCTGCATTGTTTTACACTTCTCTTCTTGCGGCACAATTTTAATAATACATTTGGATTTTTTCCCATACAGTGGTTCGGTGCATCCTTTTTCTTTCTTTGCATCCTTGCCATTTTTCATAGTTTTATTTTTCCCACTCTTTTTAGTCACCTCATATGCCTTAATATCAAACACGGTCGGTTTTTCACTTGTGCACCGTGCTCTAAAATGTTCATATCGCTCACGGACGTCGCAATAAGAGAGACCAGATTTCTTTTTCAACAATTTATTTATCAATTCGTGAAGTTTATAGACATAACGCGAAAAAGAATCACGGTCTTTCATATCTTCCATACGTAAAGGAAACACCTTGAAATTTTTCGTTAAATTCATGCGGCAATATTTACAGGGCAATACATATTGTAAGGATAGCATAAAATCACGGTAATGCTTCTTATCCTCGGCCGACGGATGTATCGGATAATTAAACGACATTGTATGTAAAAAATGCCACATACTCGGTCCCCATACAGTCGTCAACATGCCATCACCACTATAGTAATCCTTTTTGGTGAAGGTCCTTTTTTTCAGTTGAGGTTTGACAGATACTTCCTTTTTTATACTACTGTTTCGGTTAATTTTTCTTGTTGTATTACGCATTAAGGATTTGCCTGTATAATACATAGATAGATATATTTTTTCCCTAAAAAATATATTATAGGATACTATACTATACTATAATAGTAAATATGAATAAAACTTTAGAAAGTTACTTTGATAATACTAAACAGTTACATTTATTATTAACCTTTTCCTTATTAATTATTATTATGACAATTGGTATACCGACGACATACAAATATACGAAAGGACTAGGGCAAGGTATTGTCATTTCTATATTATCTTATATTTTATATAAAAACTACAACGAAACACGCACGCTTCAATTAATACAGAAAGACATGAAAGACATGAAAGATAAAAAGAATACTAGTAAAAAAAATAGCAATAACGAGAATAACGAGAATAATGAGAATAATGAGAATAACGAGAATAACAAGAATAATGAGAATAATGAGAATAATGAGAATAACGACAAAGCGATGATAGATATAAGAAATAATACAATTGCAAGTTATCTTTTATGTGGCTTTATTGGACTATTGCTTTTATATTTTATATATTCTATTTTTGTTTAATTTGTATAATTGCACTATAATACGAAACATCATCTCTATAATTTTTTCTTAAAATTTCAATTAATTTACCATCGGATGTTTTATAGAGCATAATTGATTATATATACTATACTATACGAACTTGTTTTTATATAGTATAGCATAGTTAGTATACATACTAAAAATTATACGTTCTTATTCACAATATATTTATTTTAATAAATATATATATAATGAAGGTCGGCGATATTCAACAAAAAATGCTGAAGTTTGCCGGAAATACGCGTTTTTTGGTTATTCTCTTTCTTATTGTTATCTTTTTAATTGCAGCAATAACCATCTATCGGCGTTATGTATCAGACCGTCTTAATGCCAGTTATGTAGCAAATAATGAATTTAATACAAATAAACCTGGGTTAGAATACGTTGATATGTATTTCTTTTACACGGAATGGTGTCCTCACTGCAAGACGGCAAAACCCATCTGGTATGATTTCAAGAAAGAAATGGAAGGGAAAAAAGTGAAAGGAATTAAAATAAATTTCTTTGAAGTGGATTGCGACAAAGATTCCGAAACATCGGATAAATTTAATGTGAAAGGATTTCCGACAATTAAGATGATGAAAGGCAATCAACTGATTGAATATGATGCAAAACCAAACAAAGCCACATTACATGAATTTGTTAGAACTTCTTTAGAATAAGCGAGTTGACTTTGACTGACATAAATCAATATTATATATAAAATGGATACTATATATAAAATTGATACTATATAATATAAAAAAATAGTATATTACCTATACATACATTATCACTAAAAATGAACAACACGCGCAATGAATGGTCTGCCCATTGGAAAGATGGAACCAGAGAACAATTTGATGTTAAAATGAAAGATGGTAACCTTACATCATTTCAGAAAGGGACTTGGGTAAAATTGCCCGGTCGTAAGGATAAGGTAATCATAGACAGTATTGTTGCACCTTATACGACGGATGAATACAAACAAATGCAATTACAAACCTATGGCGATACGGATGAACGAAGAACAAAAAATAGAGATATAGGTCCTCGCGGAATTACTTATTTACCTTGGCGTGAGGATGAACGGCGGTTTGCTTCAATGTCTTATTCCATGCGTGGAAATCAGCGCTTTATTATTTGTTACCCCGTTGGAATAAATCATTATGGTCAGCATATTGATTGGGACCTGGTTGAAATAACCTCTCCACCCGATACGATTGTTCAATCACTCGTAAATGAAGTTTTAGAAAGAACAACTGGATTATAAGGAGGCCAAAAAATCATCTGCTTGCTTGTAACCATTTTTAATAATAGTGCATCGGACGATTTCATTGGATAACGATTCTACCCATTTATCAAATCCGGATAATTCTTCTATAACACATTTAATTGTATATTTTACCTCTGTTTGTTCTGGTTCGGTATCAAGCGATGCTTGCATTTTTTTTAACAAACATAAGAAGACATCAAAAATAGAAGAATTTTCGGTGATACAGTAGGTATAGTTTTTCCAAATATTTTTAAATGCAAGTATTTCGTCGGTGTTGCATTGTTGATCCTGAATACAATCATTTAAAGGAAAATTATTTAGAAATCCGCCGTCTATAAAACAATGGTCATTCTTTAATATAGGTTGAAAGATAATTGGAATGGCCATGCTCATTTGTAATGCTTCAACCACGGGCAAATCGGGAAATGATTTATAGGAAATATCATATTTGGTTAAACGATTACTGTTGATATCTGTTGTAAACATATGTAACTCTATTTTATTGTAATTGTAAAGTTCCCCTAAGGTGATTGTTGGGTTTAGGTCTTTGCCTTTTAGTAGCGGAATAACTGCTTCAGTAAAAAATCGCTCATTAATTAAACTTTTTTTCTCATAAATATCAATTATATTCACTCTTGATTCGCCAACTAATTTACCCCACGGACGTTTAATAAAATAATCATCCATCCAGTCCCAATCATAACCAAGTGAAATAATAAACCCAATATAGGCACCAATAGAACATCCGTAAATACTCTTAATATCTTCTAATTTCCAAAACTCTTTTTTTGCTAATTGTGCAGCAATGCCATAACTTAATAATCCCGAAGGACCGCCCCCACTTATTACAATATGTTTAATCGTCATTACTCTAAGTGTAATACTGTTTCTAATTAAATAGATACAGTTTATATTTATATATAAATTTTTATAAATATATAAATTTTTATAAATATATAAATTTTTATAAATATATAAATTTTTATATAAAAGTTTATATCTCCATTTTTTTCCCTTATAGAAAATATATAGATTCTTCAACAAATGAATACTATTTTTACACTTGGTGATGAATCTAGTGAAAAAATGAAACTAAATTTAGATGATCTTTATGAAAAAAAACAACAACAAGATTTAAATACATTATCTCTCTACAATAAAATTTTAGGACGCATTCATACCAAGATTAAAACGGTCTCACGCCAACAAACCAAGGAACAATTCTGTTGGTATGTTATGCCCGAAACAATGATTGGGGTGCCGAAATACGATCACGGCGCTTGCACTGCTTATATAATTGATAATTTAAGAGATAATGGATTTATTGTAAAATACACCCACCCCAATTTACTTTTAATTTCGTGGGCAAATTGGTGTCCGTCGTATGTTCGCAATGAGATAAAAAAGAAAACGGGGGTAGTGATTGATGGAAATGGACGACGCTTACACTTGGATGACAAGGGCAATCCAAAGGACAAGGACAATGGCAATAGTGATGACCCGAATGAATTAATGTTTCATCGCAGTAAAAATGGCAACGGAAATGATGAGGTAAAAGCGAACAAGGAATATACGTCTATAGATAGTTATAAACCCTCGGGCTTGATTTACAATGAAAATTTATTGAGGCGAATAGAAGATAAAACGAGGTGATACTATAAACCGAGGTGATACTATAAACCGAGGTGATACTATAAACCGAGGTGATACTATAAACCGAGGTGATACTATAAACCGAGGTGATACTATAAACCGAGGTGATACTATGTGCTTTAATTTTATAAAATACAATAAATTATTAAGCAACGGCGGGTAAACCAACAACCGCAGTAGCAGAAGCAGCAACACCAGATTGTCTCCCAAGTATTACCCAACCAGCGCCATCCCATAAAAGTGTTAAACTTTGCCCAGTTGTATTAAATGCTGCCGTATTCCATGTTCCACTAGTAGTCACTGGCGTTAATGTTCCCCCTGGAGTATTAACCGCATTTTTTACAGAAATATATTTTACAGTTCCAGCATATGTTCCATCCGCCAATGTGTATGCTTTTATTCCACTAATATCTAAAAAAGAAACGGGCATTGATGGCGATAAAGCACCACTAGAACTTATTGTCTCACTACCGTAGATAAGTCCGCCACCTACTACTGTGGCACCAGTCGTATATGAATTACCCGTAATGCTAAAGGTGCTTCCATCGTAGGTTACATTAGATGTTGCCGATACACCTGACGAGGTTCCATTTGATATAACAACCCCGTTTAATGAAGGAGACCCAACACTAAACGGAGTGCTAACACTACCATTTTCAACAGGACCTAAAAAGTTGCTCAAATTTGTATTTATAGTCGCTTCTCTATTTAACGTTCTACCAGAAATTCGTCGGTATGAGAAAGGCATTTTTATATATTAAGGTGGTATAATTTTGTTAATTATAGTTTTCATCTAATTTTTTAACAATGAGTTTAGATAATAGTTGTAGTTTAGAGGTGGTTGTATTTGCTAATTGTGCTCCAACAATCCCTTCAAAGAGCGAAATACCTTTTAGAAAGTCAGTTTCACACGTAATATACATTTTCACAATCGTTTCGCGTGTTGTTTTAATGAGAGATTTTAATAAGTCATCATCTAAATCAGGGTTTAGTTTTATAGTGACCTCGTCTACTTCCTTTTTATCCATGATTTTACCACCCACTTGCGCTTGTATCCCTGGTGGTGCTTGCATGGGTGGTGCTTGCATGGGTGGTGCTTGCATGGGCGGTCCTTCTAACTTCGGTCCTTCTAACTTTGGTCCTTCTAACTTTGGTCCTTCTAACTTTGGTCCTTCTAACTTTGGTCCTTCTAACTTTGGTCCTTCTAACTTTGGTCCTTCTAACTTTGGTCCTTCTAACTTTGGTGCTTCTAACTTTGGTGCTTCTAACTTCGCTTCTGGCATTGGCGCTTCTGGCATTGGCACTTCTTCTAAGTTCGGTTCTTCTAAATTCTCTGCTTTATTTAAATTATAATTATCTTTTTCAACCGAACTCGTCGTCTCTTCGCCTTGGTTTCTCTCTTCTTTTTTTTCTTCACTTACATTTTTCGGTTTTTTAAAGGAGAATATTTTTTCTAAAATTTCTAATAATTTATCTTGATAGGCGTTCATACGAATCGTCATATCTTTTACATGGAAAGCGTATTCTCTAAATAAGTTGTCCTTAAGTGTTCCCTCGTATTTTTCTGTTAAAATATCATCATTATGACATTTTTCATCTTTATGATATTCAACTAATGGAATTTGTTCAAATTTAGTGATTTGTTTATTTCCATCTTCATCTAGAGGGATATCTTTACCATGCAACGTTTTATAAAAAAGTTCCAAATCGGACTTATAGATTAAACTCATCTCTTTAGACATATCGGTATAATATCCGCGTTCTTCGTTATATATATCATTGTATAATTCATATAATTCAGGTATACCTAATTCCGACCGATTATCAAGAGGTATTTCCTCTCTTTCACCTTCACTTTCACCTTCTCTTTCACCTTCTCTTTCACCTTGATTTTCATTGTTTTTTTTACCTAAAATAGTAGATTGATCGTCTGCATTCATTTTAAATGGATTATTTTCATTTATGTTTTTATCTTTTTGGGAAATGACATTCTCCTTCATAGGGTCTTCACCGTCGCGGTCTCTATAGTTATCACGGTCGTTATCGTCGCGGTCACGGTCACGGTCACGGTCACGGTCACGGTCTCTATAGTTATCACCGTCTCGTTCACGGTCACGGTCACGGTCACGGTCTCTATAGTTATCACCATCTCGTTCACGGTCACCGTCCCGGTCGCGGTTGCGGTCTCGATAGTTGTCACCGCCTTTATTCATGTAGTCATTTCTATAACCCATATTATTATTTTTGTTAGGTATATAAAATTTACGAGTCGTATTATTTTTTTTATCATAATTTATATTACAAAATCTAGGTTTTAGTGATAATGAAATATTATTTGGGTTTGATTTGTCATAATCACTTTCTTGTAATAAACTATTTATACGTCTTGTGCAAAAATTATTATGTTCTATTGTAAGTATTTCTTCATCGGTTGGCATAGTTTGTTTACTCATTAAATCATATTTTTGTGTTTTCCCTTCCTTATTAACCGAGATAATAACGGGATTTATGGTTTTCATGATAGCCGCAAATATATGAGCAATCTTTACATAAAATTTCGCAAGTTTAACACAGTCAGGTTGTGTATCATCATCACCGCCGAGTTGTTGCAGTTCTTGCTTCGGATTGGGCGGTTCTTGCTTCGGATTGGGCGGTTCTTGCATCGGATTGGGCGGTTCTTGCATTGGATTGGGCGGTTCTTGCATTGGATTGGGCGGTTCTTGCATTGGATTGAGCGGTTCTTGCATAATTTTATTCTCCCCTTCCTTTTCCTTTTCCTTTTCCTTTTCCTTTTCCTTTTCATAGTTAGGGTTATATACCTGTTTAACCTTCTCTTTTTGTTCTAAAGGGGTTAAGTTGTTATCGATTAGTTTCGCCGTTAAGATTACCATTTTATTGCAATAACCTTTTTCGGACATTTTATTCATATCATCGAAGGTCTGTGATAATATATATTTACTTGCAATATCATCTATTTTATACGCCAAATTAGATTTATTTTTATCACTAGAAGATAACGTGTTACCCATACTTACTATATAATTATATAATAACGTATAAATTTATATAATAACGTATAAATTTATGAATAACGTATAAATTTATGAATAACGTATAAATTTATGAATAACGTATAAATTTATGAATAACGTATAAAATTGAATAATAAAGTATTAGATACTTTTAATACCATAAAAAGAATAACAATGGATTCTTCGCATTTAACGCTGCCATCCATTGTATTACTAGGAACAGGAACCACCACAACTAAAGCAAACAAAACACATAAATTAAAAAAACCTGAAAAAAGGGACAAAAAAGTACTATGGGATAGTTTTGATGAAAATGAATCAACGTTTAATAGTGAAAATGAACACAATCAAACGTTTGTAAAACCCCAAATTGAATGTGTTTTTAGAAAATCAGGGGAACGTGAACTATGCGACTGCTGTGAGTCCACGCTTGCATTTGCCGATGAAGGGTTTTTATGTTGCACCAATCCTAAATGTGGTATTATTTATAAAGACGCCATTGATCAAGGCGCCGAATGGCGATTTTATGGGGCCGACGACAATCAATCCGGTGACCCCACTCGTTGTGGAATGCCGATAAATCCTTTACTTAAAGAATCCTCCTACGGTTGCAAGGTATTATGTCCGTCTAATTCCAGTTATGAAATGCGAAAAATCCGTCGTTATACGGAATGGCAAGGCATGCCTTATGAAGAAAAAGCCCGCTATGAAGAATTTCAGCGGATTATTGTCTTGGCCAATCAGGCCGGTATACCTAAAATGATTGTGGATGATGCAATGCGCTACCATGCAAAAATATCGGAAGTAAAAACATTTCGCGGGGATAATCGCGATGGTATTATTGCAGCAACCATTTATATTGCTTGCCGTAACAACGATTGTCCCCGAACTGCAAAAGAAATTGCAACCATCTTTCATTTAGACAATGCAAGTGCAACACGTGGGTGTAAAAATGCTAGCACCATCTTAAATGAAATTGAAAGCGATATGAATAACAATGAAAAAACGTCGCTGTGTAATACCACCCCGCTTTCCTTTATTGATCGTTATTGTAGTAAGTTGAATATCAATGCCGAATTAACCAAAGTATGTAAATTTATTGCCACCCGTATTCAAGCAAAAAATCTGATTCCAGAAAACACCCCCCATTCAATTGCAGCAGGTATTGTGTTCTTTGTTGCACATCAATGTCATTTAAACATTACAAAAAAAAATGTAAATAGTGTGAGTGAAATTAGCGAAGTGACAATTAATAAATGTTATAAAAAGTTGGAGACCATGATTGAGCAATTGATTCCCAAACAAATTATGGATAAGTATGTTGTCCGGACATAGCAGATTGCATATAGTGCATATAGTGCATATAGTGCATATAGTACATAATCATATAGTTAAACAAATATAAATATATTTTTTTATATCTATTTATATAATCCCATTACAAATGCTGTCAATTACAACTCACGTGATGGGCGGCATCGGGAATCAACTGTTTCAAATATTCAATCTGATTAGTTATGCCTTAACGCAAAAGGTAAACTTTTTTTTTGAATCCAGACATCCCGACCGAGCAGACCGACCCTTTTATTGGGATACTTTTTTTAAAAATTTGACACCATTTTTAGGACCAGGTCCGCCAATGAATTTACCGCTGTATAAAGAACCTGATTTTCATTTTCACCCAATACCTTCATTTGATAAAATTCACCGAATGTTTCGGTTTTATGGGTATTTTCAGTCGCATAAGTACTTTGAACATCAAAAACATGCAATTTTTAATCTCCTTCAATTGGAACAACAGAGAGAAATCGTGAAATATAAATATGTGTCGAATTTTAGCAATTCTATTGCGCTTCATTTTCGGATTGGCGACTATAACTACGTCCAACACCGAGACCATCATCCGATCATGTCAATCGCCTATTATAGTGCAGCCTTGAACTACATTTGTCAACATACCAATAAAAAGGATTGGAATATTATTTACTTTTATGAAGAGCAGGACCGCGAGATAGTGGCACAGAATATTGCAGCGATTGCATGTGAGTTGCCTGAGTTGACCTTTACGCCGGTGGATACAGCGATTCCCGATTACGAACAACTTTTATTGATGTCGCATTGCCAGCACAATATTATTGCAAACAGCACCTTTAGTTGGTGGGGTGCTTATTTTAATCCCGCGCAAACCAAAATTGTCACGTATCCGAACCCGGATAAATGGTTTGGACCTGCACAAGGCAATAAAAAGATGGATGATTTGTTTCCGAGTAATTGGGTGAAAATAGTGGAGTGAAGTCTCCACTCATTTATTTCAATAAATTTCAATAAATTTCAATAAATTTCAATAAATTTCAATAAACCAATGAAAGTAAATTACGACTATGGGATTTGATTTTATAAATCAAGTAAATTAATATATAAATATATAAATATAAATTATTAATTAATTAAAAATGTCAGTAACGATTGTTAGTTGTTTTTATAAATTACATACATCTAAACATACACTAAACGACTATGATACTTGGATTAAATGTTTGTTATTGAATATTAATACAAACATTATTATTTTTGTCGGTAAAAATGAAAAGGAATATATAAAACGTATTATTGCTATGAATTCAACGATTAACTATGTATTAATTGAAAAAGAAATTAATGATTTTAATTTAGTGAAAACCTATAACGCTAACTTTTGGAAAAATCAGGAATGTATAGACCCAAATAAATCATGTGGCAGAGGCCAAGATTGTTATAAAATATGGAATTCTAAATTTGATTTATTAAAAGAAGCAATAGAATTAAATCCTTTTAATAGTGATAAATTTATATGGAACGATATCGGAAATGTTAGGGATAATACTATTTTAAAGTATTTAAAAGATTATCCAAACTATAATACGATTACAACGAATAAATTAGATATTGTATTATTAGAACCTTTCAATAATCCGTCACAATTATGGTTTACTAATGAAGTGCATTTTTCGGGTTCTATCTTTGGTGGAGGGAAAGAAATATTATTAGAATTACATAAATTATTTTATTTATATTTTGAAATGTATGCTCGAGGAAACAAATTTATAGGATGTGACCAGCAAATACTAGCAACATTATTTTTAAAAAATAAAGATAAATTTAATTGTATAGTTCCAAAATACAATCATATTGATAAATGGTTTTATTTATATGAATACTATACTACCAACTGAAATTATTTTTCAGTTATTTTTATTTTTTCCATTTATATTAATATATAAAAATTAATATAAATATTAAACCATAATCTTAAACTATACTATTATAATGAATAATGTTACAGTAGTGACTGCTTTTTTTGATATTGGACGTGAACTAAATGGCGATGGAAGAAAATTAGCAGATTATTTAGAGTGGATCAAAAAAACGCTTCAACTTAATTGTAATTTATTTATTGTTACTGAAAAAAAGTTTGTAGATTTTATGAAACACAATAGACCAAGTGAATATAAGACGTATATTAAAGAAGATATCTTAGAAAATGCAAGTTATTATAAATATTTGCCGCAAATGAAAGAGATATTAAACAGTGAATACTATAAAACCCGAATTGCATATCCGAATAGGGTTGAATGTAAATTGCCAGAATATAATGTGATTCAATACAGTAAATTTGGATGGTTGGCAGACGCTATTAAAGAAAATCCATTTAATAGCGACTATTTTTTCTGGATGGATGCAGGAATATCTCGTTTTTTTTTAGATACAAATATTAATAAAAAATATCCATCAAATACAATAATAAACAATAGCGATAATAAGTTTATTATTCAGCAAAGATATGATTTGAACAATTATAATATGAATGAAAATTTTATATGGAGTGCCGAAAATTTAATGAAAGGAACAATGTTTGGAGGGTATAAAAATATAGTATCAAAAATAGGATTATTGATTGAAAAAGTATTTGAGAAAGAGATGTTAAATAATAATAATGTGAATAATGAACAATTAGCACTTGCATTAGTATATAAAAATAACCCTGAACTATTTTATTTAATAAATGATGATAGACGATATCATTTGATTTTATTTAAACTAATGAGTTAATAATTATATTATAATAACTTAAATATATAATATAATTTATATTATTAAATAATATGACAGATTGGACATCAATTAAAGAAAATGATACTTTTTATGATAAACAATATTGGGAATGGCAGAGTAATGGCGTTGAATTAGGAGGTATTATTCAAGCACAAGTATTATTTCAACCCTACATTAATGATACAGCCAAAGTTTTAGACTTCGGATGTGGTAGTGGAACTACATTAAAAAATTTAATTTGTAATGAGAAAATTGGATATGAAATAAATCCTTATGCAGTTAAATTTAATAAGGAACAAAATAAAATAGATACTTTTTCTAATTTTAAAGATATTCCTGATGATTATTTTGACGTAATTATATCTAATCATGCATTAGAACATACGCCAACTCCATATGAAGATTTATTAATTTTAAAAAATAAATTAAAGGTCGGAGGAAAAATTGTTATATATGTTCCAAGTATGGAGGACGAATTAGGTAAATTAAAAAAACAAAATAATAAATACGATCATCATGATAGAGACAACCATTTATTTGGTTGGAATTTTCAATTATTATCAAACTTATTAATTAAATGTAAATTTAAAATAATTGATTGCAGAACGGTTCCTTATTCAAGAACATCAAATACCGATACAGCATTTAGAAAAGGAGGAAAAGAATTATTTATAAGGGTTGCAACACAAGAAAACGTACATCCTCAAACATTTGTATATGCAGAAAAGTAATTATTGTGATAACAACCTTCTTTTATTAAAGGTATCAATAGTTTCTCCATTTTTATAAAAATCGTAATGGTTTTTATATCCATGTAAAAATGCACCTTCTTTTTCTCCTCTATGATATTCTGGATTATCTTTCCAAATTCTATACTCGTAACCAAATATATTAAATAATATAGGAATTAATGTATCTTCATATTTAACTGCTTCTTTATATATAATTTCTATATCTTCTAATATTATAATTGGATTATCAAAATAGATTGATTTGTATATTTCATTAAACTTTTCTATGTTCATTATACTTCCTCCACAAAATCCCCATCCATTTAATTTAATATTTGGTTGTATTTTTCTAATATAATTATCTATTTTTCTCCATTCGTTTGATGAATTAAAATTATTATTTGATATTCCTGTTCTAGAACCTGCTCCTACACCGCATATAAAAGATGGTGGATAATATGAAATTTTATTTTGACATATTACGTCTGGATGTAAATTAATTAACCATTCTGTATTTAATAGATTACATGCCTCTTTAGTTCTGTGTAAAAATTCGTGACTATCTTTAATATCGTTCCATAATAAACAAATATTTTTCTCTTTTGGTATGTATATACAATTATATTTTTTTGACATTTCACTATAATCATACTGGTTTAACCCATCATTCATTAATACTATTGGAGAATCTGGATAATGTTCGCGGATTTTACTAAAAACATAATCCCATGCTTGATACTGATAACTACACATTGCAAAAAACCCGATTGATAAATTAATTGGATTTTTTTTATAAGGTTCCTGCAATTGTTTTATATATAAATTATAATCCATTTATTTATATATAATATGTTAAAATTATTTATATAATATTTTTAACATATTATAAGCTTTTTAAGAAATTATAATTTAATATATCTTTTGTAATTACACACCAACCGACTGGTTTACTACCAATAACACAACATTTACTTGTATTGTTTGTATAAGTAGGGCAATATACATAATATTCCTTTGGTATTAAATGTCTAATATAATTTATAGATAATTCATTTTTACCTAAAACATCATATGCAAAGTTATTAGGATGAAATGGATTTTTAAAATCATCTATCATAATAACACTATCATTAAAATTTTTAAAGATATTTACTAATTCTTTATGTATTGGATCAACATTAATTTGCAATCCATCTTTATTAGTAAATGAACCGTGTGCGTCTAGCCAAAATAAAGTTTTTTTTGTAAAATCTATTTTATCACAACTAGTATCATCTAATAAATTTACTGAATCAGTATAATGAATTTTAACATTAGTTAAATCTTTTGTAAATAAAGAAGTTTTATTATATCGTTCTGTGTCAGTTTCGCAAGATATACAAGGTATATTATAGTTATTACCCATATAATATATTGTATCTCCCCAACCAGTGCCAGTTTCAATAAATTGTTCAGTTTTTTTCATTATATCATTTACTACATTTAAAGTATAATCATCTCCATGAAATGGACATCCGCAACGATAATTTGGATCAATTGTTATGTTTTGTATATTCATATATTAAATAATACTAATTTATTATTTAAATACATTTTAAATATAATTATTATTATATAATATGAATAATTTTCCTATACTACCAAAAGAATTCATTAATTTAAATAGTGATAATGATATAGATTTTTGTAATTATTTAAATTGGACAAATAAACATGTGCAAGAAATACAATTTAACAAAAGTAATAATAATGAAATACCATTATCATTTTACCCTATTGCTAAAAATATTAGAATTCCATCATCTTATATGGTTCAAAATATTTTAAAAGGAAAATCAAGTTTTATACAAAATAAAGCAAGAAATGGCGAAACATCATTTTGGGAAAATAATTTAAAACGTGGATCTTGGTATCCTTGGTTATGGACAAGAAATCGGATAAATGGAAATTATTTATGTATAGATGGATGGAAGTATTACTTTAATAGTTTTACAGATAATCATGAGGATATATACATTAAAAATGATCATATAATGAAACCCCCAAATAATCTGATGTTATTTTTTATTTATTTATCTTGTATTAAATATACTTTCCAATTGAATGAATCCTATAAATTATCAATGAATAATTATAGAAATGAAATGAAATGGCCTAACACAAAAAATATTCTTGCGGTGCAGATAAGAAGAGGAGAAACTTGTACAAAAAATGGGGGAAAAACGGATAGACCTTATTTTTCGTTACAACAATATATTGAAAAAATAGAATTAATGTTAAAAAATAATAATTTTGAATATATATATATATCTACCGATAGTAATGAAGAAATAAATAATATAAAATATTTAAAACCAGATTGGAAATTATTATATTTACCAATTAAACGTGAAAATTTTTTTAGAATGAATGATAATGCTTTACCTACCGAAAATGGATTTAGTGGTACAGCGCAAGATTTAGAAGATTCATGTCGTTTGATTCCTAATAGTATACCTTTTATTGTTGATACTGGATTAGCTGATTTATATTTTATTAGTCAATGCCAAGGATATATTTCCACTATTACAGTTTCAGAATTTTCTCGGTGTGGATGGTATTTACAATTAGCGACACAATCTAAACTTACACCTTATATAAATATGAATGAAGAAAATATTGATATGAATAAAAAAGATATTTTGTTGTTATTATAATATAAAGTAATTATTATATATAAAAGTATGAATAATATAATATTTATATATAATAAATTTGATGATTATACTATTTTAGAATTAAACACTATTAATAATCCGTATCATAAAAATATTTGTGCAGATGGAATTTTTAAATATGGTTGTATTATATATTTTTTAAAAAATATAAAAAATATAGATACACTATTAGAACCAGGATGTCAGATATCTTCATTATCTGCATATATATGCAAAAATTATAATGTTCAAAATGTATATCTATTTGATTTTGATATTGTATCAGGATTAAATATTAATTTAATTCAAAATACTTTATTTAAATTAAATGATATAACAACTAAAATTAATTTTAAAGGTGGAGATTTTTTTTCAAATGTAGTGAATGTACATGATAATAGCATCGATTTAGTATTTGATGGGTGTTCAATTACTCATTTTTGCGGAAATGATTCAATAAAATATTCAGGATTAAAATCATGGAAAATGTCTGTTGATATTTTAGAAAAAAAAATAAAAAAAGGAGGACATTTTATTGTTACGAGTGACGTTATATATGATGAAGATTTAAATAAAACAGGGTCAGACAAAGAATTTTTATACCCTAATGATATTATACAACTATTTAGTGAAAAATTTATAATAGTAGATAACCCAATTTTAAGTATTGATACAATTGATAACGTTTTGCCTTATAAATTAAGAGTAATGTGTATATGTTTCAAAAAAATTTAAATACATTTAAATATTTTATATAATATATTTAAATATATAAAAATGAAAATTGCACTATGCTTTCACGGATTACCACGATTAATACAAAATTGTTATTCGGATATATATAACCATTTTATAAAAGATAATAATAATATAGATATTTATGCACATTTTTGGTGGGATGAGTCCTATAAAGGAAAAATTAATAGATTACATGTAAAAGAAATTTTTGATGAAAATGAAGATCCAATTGAACTATTTAATAATTTATATAAACCCAAAAAAGTTTTATACGAGAAATGTCCGAATGATTATGATTGTTCTGAGTTTAAAATTGAAGGTTATAATACTGATAATATAAAAAATGATACATTATATTCTAAAATAATGGCATCATTTGTTATATATTCTCCTTTATATTGTAGATTTTCTAGCATTAAAAAATGTTTAAATTTAATAAATAATGTAGATGAGTATGATTTATTAATAATAATTAGAACAGATTTATTAACATTTGACAAAAAAATAAATATATTATCCGAAATTAAACATTTAGATTTTAACAAATTAATATATTTTCCTTCAACGAAAGAAGGAGGTATAAAATACGCTGGAGAGCATCCAAATAAAATTAGTGATTGGCTTTTTATGGGTTCTCCCAAAAATATATTAAAATATATTAACAAAATAAATGATATGATAGTAAATAACAAACAATATGATTTTATAACACCATTACATAATACAGAACGATTTTTATTTTGGGCAAAACATGCAAACGTAAATATAAATATATACAACTCGTCTATATCAATTAGACGATACATAGTAGAGGAATGGGAAGATAAAAATTATTTATTAAAAAATAAAATAAATCCAGATTATTATGTAAATGTTTTTGATAAAGATAATTATAAATTTAATTATAATAATTTACTTCCATTTTATAGTTATAATATTAAAATAATAAAATAATATAAAAAAGTAATATTATTAAATATAATAATGAGTTCTCTTCAAGAATTATTGAATACTGGTAATTATTTTACAGATAAAGGGAGATTCGCTGATTCTAAAAAATATTTTAATACTTCGGTAGTTGACTTACATAATTATACAAATACATATGAAAAAATATTTGGTCCTTTAAAATATGATAAACTTAATCTTTTAGAAATAGGTATATATAATGGAGGATCTATAAAATTATGGAGGGATTATTTTATAAATGCAAGAATTGTTGGGTTAGATATAGTATATACGCCAATTGCAAAAGAAACTTTAAAAAATGAAAATGTGACTATTTTAATAGGTGATTCCGCAAATAAAAATAGTGACGTTTTAACAAAACATTTTGAGAATGACAGTTTTGATATTATTATTGATGATGGAAACCATTCTTTTGAATATCAACTTTTAACTTTACAAAACTTTTTTCCCAAACTTAAAAAAGGAGGCATTTATGTTATTGAGGATGTAGAAGATAGAACTATTAAAAATAATATCATGTTAAATCAATTTAAAATGTTTAAGGATTTTGAAATAATTGATTTAAGAAATAAAGATAAAAGGGATGATAGTGTTTTATTTATTTTTCGTAACTAATATATAAATATAAAAATAAATATATAAATATAAAAATAAATATATAAATATATAAATATTTAATAGTTGTAATGGAACAACCAAAAATTCATTTTATTACATTTTATAGTCAAGGTCCTCCGTATGATCATGGATTAGATTTATCAAAAACAGAGAATAACGTAAAACAAAGAGTTTCTCCATTTGTTGATACGTTTAAGGCATATCATTGTAAAGATATATCAGATGACCCAGAGTTTGTATGGTCAATAAAAGATTGGTCAATGGTAGACCCGATATATAAAAGACATAATGATGGGTGGTGGAGTCCTATGTATAATAAATACGTTGATATAAACAATGGATGTGATACTACCGGGTTTTATGCTTGGAAAGCAGTTTGTATTTTAAAAAGGTTTAACGAAATTCCTTACGGAGATATTGTTTATTATCACGATGGTAACTTTGATAAAGAAATTAATTTTCATTGGACAAAATATCCATATTATGAGGGAATGAACACTTGGAAATCATTAATAACAACTATTTTAAATGATATTAAAAGCGATATTTTTATCCCTTGGGAACAAAACTCAGGATTACAACCAATAAGACCTTTTTGTAGAAAACACTGTTTTGAAAAAATGGCAGAATTTACAGATTATTATACAAAATATGATTGTTTATGGGCAGGTTTAATTGTTATGAGGAAAACTAAATTATCTGAGCAATTTTTAAATGATGTTATTAATTCTTTAAAGGACATAGAATTAATTTCAAATTATCCAGAAGATAAAGATAAAAGTTTACAATGGCATACGTGGGATCAACCCATCTGGACTATTATGGCAAGAAAGTATATAAAAGATGGTTTACTTCCCAAAAACTGGCCCAAATATCATATTAATAGTCGCGCTTTTACACCTAACCATATAAAGCAGTCAACACACACATATACTATGTAATTTTTACATTGTAATTTTTACATTTTTAATATTTAAACTTATAAGTATTTAAATAGTATAGAAGTTTTTATTTATAGAATGAGAGTTGCTTTGTGTTTATCGGGACAACCTAGAAATGCATTATACACATTTAACTATATATATAATAATATAATTAAACCGAATAATGCAGATGTTTTTATGCATTTAAATTTTGATAATGATAATAGATATATTTTAAAATCACATAAAAACAATGGAAATTGTATTGCCGAAGAAAACTTAGATAAAAAATTAATAGAGTTATACAAACCTAAAAGGGTTTTGGTTGAAAAACAAAAAAACTTTAATAATTCAAATATTAAAATTTGTGATAAAAGAGTATCAAATATAATGAAAATGAATAAAATTACTGATACAATTTCTGCAAGAAATCACGACGTATTATGTGTGTATAGTATGTTTTATGGAATATATAAATCAAATGAATTAAAAGAATTATATTCACTAGAGAACAATATTCATTATGATTATGTGATTAGACTACGATATGATGCATTACCCTTAAATGAAATAATTTGTCGTCATTATGATCCAAATTATATATATTATATTAATATAGGTCAACCAGATAATATTATAAGTGATTGGTTTAATATGGGTTCAAATATGATTATGAATTGTTATTCAAGTTTATTTTTACATTTTGAATATATTAATTTATATACTTTTTATAAAAAAGAACAGCGTGATCAAACAAACACTTGTTACGATAATTCTGAATGTATCTATGGTCCCGAACATATGATTCGGGATTATATGAATTTATTTAAAATAGAAAAAAAGGCACTTGAAATTAACTTAAAATTAAGTTAATTAACTATAATTAACTATAATTATATACCTTTCAAAAACTCCCATATTCTTTTCTTACTTTCATTACTATCAATTGCATGTAAAGTGCCAAAAATTAGAGATTTAGTTACCGCAGATAAGTAATCAATGTTTAAATTCAATTCATTACATTTTTTAAGAAAATAGGTTTTCATATTTAATATATATTTATTATCTCTATTACAACTATTTAGTGCCAAATCATAACCTAATATGCTTTGGTATAACTTTCCGTAATCATAATACATATCCCCATTAAGTGTTAATAGTGCATCTACTTGTCCTCTCATATCAATACATTTATAATTATCATCATATTCTAGAATTATATTTGAAAACCAAAAATCTCCGTGTATTATTCCGACTACTTTTGGCGAATAATGGGTTTGTAAATTGTTTATTATTACATCGTATATTTCTTGGGCGTCAGCAAAAAAATAATCATTCGGGTTAAAACGGTCTTGTAGTTTTTTAAAATAATTATTGTGTATGTTTTTATTTTCAATTGTAATAGGATACTCTGTATTATGAAATTGTTGTAAAACGGCAAACAATCCATCAATATGTTTTTCGGTAATTAATTTATTCTTGTATAAAAAGAAAAGCGGAATGCCGTTGATATGATTTAATGATATTTCTAAATTTTCATTTAATTTATTAAAATCGATTAGACCTGGGAAAAAAGAGGATAGAGTGGCTGGAACATTTTGATAAAAATGCAGTTCGCCTTTTAAAATTTTGTATGGACCATTTTTCTTAATAGTGTTATTGATTTTTTTAATTGTATTGAATTTATTGTTTTCAACTTTATTATGTATAAATTCACTTTTTTCATTAAATAATCCAAAATACGAAATATCGTTTACGTATGGATTTAGTGCTCGGTCGTCAATATAAATATCCGCTATTGGTTTTCCAAAAATAAGTTCATCGTAAGGAATATTGAACTTTTCTAAGGTATTTATAGTTACTAATGCAATATCTTTAATCACTTTCCCAACATTATTCTTATGTGTCTTCATTCTGCGTGCAGTATAAATAATTATTTCTTGACCATTTTTTTTTAGTGCATTTAATAATTGGATCATTTTTTGTATAGGTTTTACTGATGAATAATCATTTGGAATCGTTGGATAAGTCACTAATGTATTATCTAGATCAAAACAAATACGTAATTTAGGTTTATTTTCATAATCCTCTTGATGAATATAAAATGAATGTATAATTTCATCGTAGGAACCAATATGTTTGGTTTCTTCAATGTATATGGGAAGTATGGTTTGATTATCCTTTAACATTAATTTATACATCTGGGAAAAATAAAACTCGTTCTTTGTTTTAAAATTTCTTTCTATTAATTGCTTTGCATATGTTTGAAAAGTGCATATATCTGCAAACCCATAAATTCCACAACAATAATCATCTGATATTTTTATTTTTTCTTCTAT